TACACGATTCACGCTTTGGTTTTACGACAGAATGATAGTATTTTCTTCTTTTCTCAAGGTATTCTTCATATCTGTCAGGGTCGCTTTTTAATTTCTGCATGTATCTACTCGATTTGAGTCTCATTTTATCCTTATTCTTTGCCTGATATTTTTTCACATTGTCGAGATGAGTCATATACAATAAGTAAGGATAATTTTTTTATATAATTAACGTATATGAGTAATAACTCGAAATCTTCAGATAGTACAAATTGGAATATAGAGACTGAGAAAATTTTAGACAATATAAGGCTAAACAGTATTGATTTAGAAGCATATCACAAAACACTCTATTTTCAATATAAAAATATAGTATCGAGAGTAAAAGTTCCTATAATAGTTCTCTCGGCTCTGAATAGTATTGTCTCTGTATCTCTTCAACCATACGTAAACCAAAACTATATATCCTTAATGACATGTGGGCTGTCGTTTGTAGTGGGAGTAATTAGTAGTGTGAGTTTGCTACTTAAATTAGAAGATAACACTGAAAATGAGCACGTAGCATCGAGAAATTATTTTAGATTATCGAGTGAAATATCAAAAGTTCTTTCATTAAAAGAAGAGGATAGGGGTGTAGATGCGGATATTTTTTTGAACCAAAAATACAATGAATACATCACTTTTTTCGACAAGAGTAATATATTTGAAGGGGAAATCAAAGACAAATTGAAGGAACTTAATTTCTTCGGAATTGAATCGAGCAAAGTTTAAAAAAAAAATATATATTGATATTATAATGGCATATGCAACAGGACTATACCAAAGGGCAAGACAACAATTCCTTTCGAATAATATATCGGCCCAAGACCAAAGCATTACCGAGACAAATCTCTCATTATTAGCAAATCTTAGATACGTGCAACAATATATCGACCATTTTCTACAAGTCGATTTAATGAGTGATAATAACCCAATTTTTACGGGAAATATGACATCGACGACAGGTGGTAACATATCTATTTTGTCGACTTTAGCAGTCCCTACAATAGCATCAAATACTAATTTTACAGGTTCTGTTACAATTCAATCTCAACCAGTATCTACTATTATTGTTGGTGAGATACAAATGACAACAGCAGAGAACCCTCTACCTGGATTTTTACTTTGCAACGGTCAGTCAGTCTCGAAAGCAGATTATCAAGATTTATTTAATGTTATAGCATACGATTACGGTGGCTCAGGTGCTAATTTTAATTTACCAAACATGCAATCTCGATTTCCTATAGGAGCAAATGGATTCCAAAATATTCCAGTAAGTAATTTTGCCAGTGGTAATAACACAATTAATGCGAATAATACTTATAACAGTATAGGAGGAAATACAGTGCCAACTTGGAGTGGGGTTCCACCACATACTCACAATATATCAGACCCAGGACACGTACACGGAAATTCGAATTATAGACCTGCAAAATGCACGCAAACGGGAGACCCAACAGTCCCCGAACCGTATGTTTTATTAAGTACTCCTGAATCAAACCCTCTAGATACCGACAACAGTTTTACAGGTCTTGGAACTCTAATTACAGGAACAGATATAACTCCAACTTTTTTAGACCCAACTAGTAATTTACCAGGTGTAAATATATCTCTACCGTATGTCGCCGTAAATTACTGTATCGCTTATTAATTTTTTCAAAAAATAAAATATTCATCAATATATATGTCTTATAACACTGGAATCAATCAATTAGTAAAAACACAAGAGTTTTTCAATAATACTACTGCAGAAGACCAACCAATCACACAGACAAATCTATCACTGATTGCTAACCTGAGGTATGTCCAAAATTGGGTGGTAAGTGCTATAACAGGTTATTTACCTACAAATAATCCTAATTTTACAGGAACTCTGACATCTTCTTCGGGAGGAAATATTAGTTTGACAATGCCTTCGAGTACATTATCTGTCCCCACTATCACATCGAATACCAATTTTACGGGTGAGCCTACAATCCAAGTTTCAGGAACTAAATATGGAATTAGTATTCGACAAATAGGGGAAATAAAAATGGTTTTGCTTCAGAATGCCCCTACCCATTATCTATTGTGTAACGGTCAATCAGTATCAACCACTGTTTACGCATCATTATTTAATGTTATTGGCTACTCTTACGGAGGCTCAGGTGGTAGTTTTAACTTACCAAACATGCAATCTCGATTTCCAATAGGAGCTAATAGTTATAATGATGTCCCACAGAGTAATTTTCTTACAGGTAATAATACAATAGGAGCAGTAAACACACCAGTCTCATATTGTTATTTTGCTAATTCGCCATTTAGTAATGCACCTCCACTACTTTCGATAGTACCACAACACAGTCACAATGTAAATGACCCAAGCCACAATCACGCAACGACCTTAGGATATTTGGCAGGTGATTTGAATGGAATACCATCTGAGAATTACGTCGTTCCTTTAGCAGAAACAGGATTTTATACATCTCCAGCTGTAACAGGGATTACTATTTTAGATTCTGGGACAAATATCACACTCGAAAATGACACTACATCAGGTTTGCCAGGAATTAACATATGTCCACCATATCTATCCGTAAACTATATAATATGCTACGATTAGTAATTTTCAGATATTTTTTATATTTTCATATAACATGTATAGGAATAATGGCCTACGAAAGGTTTTTAAAGCAGAGATTTCAGCACACAACCCAGAGCCAAATAAGCCATATTTTAAGGCATTTACTATAGGAGAAGGTATATGGCATGTAATCCTCACAATAGAAGTCCAATCTCCAGAAGAAATTGAGGTGGAATATTCGTTTGGAATATCTCCAGCACAGACTATTTCAAATTGTTCCAGAGGAGGAATGTTTGTTAAAAGCATTGAAACTATACAGTATTCGATGTTTTTAGAAGTAAATGAACCATCTGTATACTATTTGTATCACGAATTCAGATTCGATGGATTTATAGCGACAAAATTATTGATGAATGCAAATTAAAAAAAAATAAAAAAATATTTTGTTTTAATTGTATATAATGGCTGATAGGAGTTTATTTAATGAAGATTTGACGCTTTCTAAGCTTACTGTAAATAATTCAACATCTTCGAGTGCTTCAGGATACGTGCCTCAATCCACAGTTATTACTGCTGGAGGTATGGATATTAGTCAAATTACGCTAACGAGTGCAACATATCCTGACGTAACGATTACCAACGCAAGTGGGTCTGTCTATACTCCTAACAGTATGAATGTTAACGGGACGATTACAACGAATGCCAGTGTATCTATCGGAAATACTTTGATATTAAAAAATGGTCCTACAAGTCCAAATGATGTTGTATTGTCTTGCCCCCAAAATAACGTTTTGAATGTTGCTGGAAGTACAATTACTTCAAATGTGGAACTATTATCCTCAACGGGTAATGTTAATTTAACGGCGCCAAGTGGTAACACTTTACAAGTCGGCGGAAATCTACAAGCAACAGGCTCAGTCACATCCGCTAATTTAACTCTTGTTAGTGGTACCAATTCGACTACACTCACACAGTCATCAACCGCCAATAATACTCTTGTGGTTTCTGGTGATTTATCAGTTGGTAATTCTATCACCCTCCCAAATAATGCATTTGCTTCTGTTTCAGCTCCTACATTTTTAGGTGGTGTTGCTTCTGCACGTTTTACTCCACCAAGTCCTGGGGCTTGGGATTGTGGTCCTGGGACTGTTACTCCAATTGTTCTGCCAGCATTTACCTTTAACCCCGTCACGAGCGCCCTTAACTGCCCATACTTTTTTACTGTACAGACAAGTAATAATGTTACCGTGTCTGTCGCCAGTTATTCACTGGCACAAGTTGGTAATCAAGTAACAATGACATTACAAATAGCAAATCTTCAGGCTGCAGGGGGAGCTGTTGTGTCTATCTCAGTTTTGGCATTTAATCCAAGTGCTTAAAAACTAATCTATTTTGATATAGTTATTCTCGATAGTAGAAGAAGATGTCCCCATTGCCGTAGCGGTTTTTTGTAATTTCTTAAAATTATCTCCGTACTCATCAGTCAGGAAAATATTTCGAAGTAATGATACACCTACATTCTTACCAAAAATCTTATTTAATATCCTTGTGATAGAATTAATTTGCACGAAAGGTTTACCTTCGTAATCAACTAACAGCATATAATCTTTTCCCTTTTTGTTAGGGTGAAACTTCAAAAAAGTTGATAGAATATGGTAAAGTTCGGGCGAGACATCGATTTCTTGTAGGTGGTAAGTTCCACTCGTCTTAAAATTGTAGAATAGGAACTTTTGTGTAGATAAGTCGAGGTAATTAAAGTCTTTATAATCAGGAATAGATGCTAATTTTTTTGTATTAGGAACAACACGCATCAATTGGTAATCTTTATTGCGTCTTACAGGTTGCAAAACATACAACGCTAAAACGACCAAATTCAAAAACTTTTTGTATTGTTCTTCGTTTAATTTTTTTAGTGTGAATAATGGTTTGACATCATTAAACATTTCAGCAAATCTTTTTCTTACTTCATCTTGACTCAACCAATTCTCTTTTTGCGTATCACTTTTAGTATTATTTACTTTTAGTTCTGTATTGAGTTTCATCATGTCGTTATAGTAGTGTTTGTATATTTCTTCAAACCCTTTAACATCTTTCAAGACTGAGACAATAGATATGAGATATGTTCTTTTTGAATTCGGTTTGTATTTACTCAATCTTTCTTCTATTTTTTTAGTATTTTTCAGGAAATCAAGATTCTTCACTTCATCTCCGTCATTTAATCTAGTGATATTTTTCAGATAGAGTTGCTTTGTGGTGTCTTTTACAGATTTTTCTTTAATGTGATCCATTATATCCTATCCAGATATTTTAAAATATCAAAAAATTATTCTTTTGATATTCTAATTTCAATTTAAAGAGAAATGGTATATACCTTTAGTATGACGACGGATTACCAAAAAACACTCATTTACAAATTAGTATGCAGAGATGATAGTGTAAAAGATTTCTATATAGGTTCAACGACTAATATCCAGAACAGGTTGAGAGCTCATCGCCTACATTCTAAACAGAAAGATTGGAAGATATATAAAATAATTAACGAATATGGCGGTTTTTCTAATTGGAAAGATGTTATTATAGAGCATTATCCTTGTAATTCAAAAAAAGAGGCAAATGAAAGGGAGCAATATTATATAGAAAAATTGAAACCATCTCTAAATACACAAGTTGCATTTAAAACAGAAGAAGACTATAAAAACAGGTATGTAAAATATTATAATTCCAAGAGAGATGAAATAGTGGAGAAGAAGAAAAAATTGTATTACGACAATTACGAACACAACAGAAAAATAATAAATGAGAGAGACAGAAAAAGATATGTTTGGAAATCTATAAGCAAAGAGTTTTTAAATATTTTACTTTAACTGGTATAGTATACTGCTAAATCATCATATGAAGAAAAACCCCCTTTTTTCATACGATTATTTATTTTTTTATTGAATGTTTTTAGATTACCACCAAGATCAAACCACGACAACCATATTACAACCCACCTTCCGCAAGTCATCGTTTTATCGTCCCATTTTTGATAGTCAAACCTGTTCTGTATTAATCTTTTACCTTGTAACAACTCCTTAAGGTAATTTCGTTCTTGCAGTGATTCCTTTGTATGTTTAGGAATAAGAGCGTAATCTTGATTTTCTTTCATTCCGTATGAATCAAACCATATATAAGTATCATTATCACGCGAAAGACTGGTCCAATGTCCCCGATTATAGGCTTCTGTTTCAATAAAGATAACTACAGAACATCTTTTAGAAGGAAGTAAATCCTCTATTGTTCTGTAATCTCCTAACTCGCTGAATCTGACTATTTCTATACCATTTAGTATTTCCTTAATTTCATCACCAGATAACATATAATCCATTTTATATTAAGGGATATTTTTTAATATGCGTTTTTTTTGTGAAAATATTTTTATTGCTTATAAGTATAACAGAATGTCAAGACATATAGCAGGTTGTTATAATTACGGAAAAGAGCAGGAGAAAAAAGTGTATCCAATTATCCAAGAGTATTTTAAGGAGGAAATTCTTCATTCTCAAGGGCAATATGATAAATATGATTTTGTGGGAGAGACAAAAGTATTTGAATTAAAGTCTAGGAGAAATAAACACAATTCTTATTCAACGACAATGATAACTTGTAACAAGTTGAAAAATATTGACAAAGAATTGATTCTACTATTCAATTTCACAGACGGATTGTATTTTATCAAATACGAAAAAGAATTGTTTGATTCATTTTTTAGTCAACCATTTAAGCGAGACGAAGTCAATGCATATCCATTAGATCACGTATATATCCCTATAGAACATTTGAAATTGATTAAGAATTATTAATCTCTCCTATAATATGGAGGACATTTCCAAGCTAAAGGAGAGCGTAAATGATTTTCTTTCTTATACAACCAGTTATATTCAAGATTTGCAAGATAGACTCGCAGAAATAACTGAACAAAACAGTAAATTACTAGACGAAAACCGCCGATTAAGGATTGCATTAAGATATCGTGATAAAAAAAGATAAATAATTGATTAAATA